AAAAAATATGTTATGATATAGGTATTAAATGGTATACAATATCTTACACGGAACAGGAGTATAATGAATATGAGCGATTTTCTAAAGGACATAATTAAAGAAACAGGTAATGAATACGCTACACTTGTTAGTGAAGGTGTTGACAGCGCTGATGTAACAAGTTTTATTGATACAGGCTCGTATTCTTTTAATGCTTTGTTATCAGGTAGTATTTACGGTGGTATGCCTGGAAATAAAATCACAGCAATCGCTGGTGAAGCCGCAACAGGTAAAACTTTCTTTGCTTTAGGTATCTGTAAACATTTTTTAGATACAGATAAAGACGCAGGTGTAATTTATTTTGAATCAGAAAGTGCCATTTCAAAAGAGATGATTGAGGGTAGAGGTGTTGATTCAAGTAGAATGGTAATTGTACCAGTTGCCACAGTACAAGAATTTAGAAATCAATCTATAAAGATTTTAGACAAATATATTCAACAACCAGAGGCAAGTAGAAAGCCTTTGATGTTTGTTTTAGATAGTTTGGGTATGTTATCAACCACAAAAGAAATGGAAGATACTGCCGCTGGTAAAGAAACAAGAGATATGACCAGATCACAAATAGTCAAATCAACATTTAGAGTTTTAACACTTAAATTAGGTAAAGCAAATATACCTATGATAATGACCAATCACACTTATGATGTTATTGGTTCTATGTTCCCACAAAAAGAAATGGGTGGCGGTTCAGGTTTGAAGTACGCCGCTTCATCAATCATCTACCTAGGTAAACGTAAAGAGAAAGACGGTACCGAAGTTGTCGGTAATATCATACATTGTAAAAATTACAAATCACGTTTAACAAAAGAAAATGCACAAATTGATGTCAAACTAACTTATAAAAAAGGACTTGATAAGTATTACGGTCTATTAGAACTTGGAGAAGAAGCAGGTATATTCAAAAAAGTTTCTACAAGATACGAAATGCCAGATGGTTCTAAAGTGTTTGGTAAAAACATCAATGATGAACCTGAAAAGTATTTTACAAAAGAGGTATTAGACAAGATAGATGAATACGCAAAAAGAAAATTCAGCTACGGATCAGACGAAGAATAAAAAATACGCTTACGTACAAAGAGATGGTGATGACTTTACTTGTATAAAGTTATTAGAAGGCAAGTACAAAGGTATAATTTATAAGTACGGTAAAGTAGGTTTTGCAAAAGAAGAAAAACCTGATGGTACTTTACCTATGAAGTTTGACTATGATATTATTTTCAATCCACACGAAACGGACATTGACAAACAAGAGTTTATAGATTATATTGGAGATATATTAATAGAACAATTAGAAAGACAACTTAATAATGGCACCGCTATCCTTGAATAGTAATAATGAACGAATAGAAATTACGATACTAAGAAACCTTATTTTCAATGAGGAGTTTACTCGTAAAGCATTACCTTTTGTAAATGAAATTTATTTTACAAAAAGAGAAGAAAAGATTTTATTCCAAGAGATTAATACCTTTGTTGAGAAGTATAAAAATTTACCTACAAAAGAAACTTTACTTATTGAATTAGGTTATCGTAAAGATATAAATGATGAAGAAGTCAAATCAGTAAAGAATTATTATCTACATTAACTCCTGAAGAAGTTGAACAACAATGGTTGTTAGATACAACTGAAAAGTTTTGTAAAGATCGTGCCGTTCACAATGCAGTATTAGATGGTATTAAAATTTTAGATGGTAAAGATCAAAAGAGAACACAAGAGGCAATACCTAGTATTCTTGCAGACGCATTAGCAGTTAGTTTTGATAATCATATCGGACACGATTACATAGAAGACGCAGACGCTAGATTTAAATTCTATCACACTAAAGAAAAGAAATATCAATTTGATTTATCTTACTTCAATAAGATTACAAAAGGCGGTGTGCCAAGTAAAACTTTAAATATTGCTCTTGCAGGTACAGGTGTCGGTAAATCTTTGTTTATGTGTCATTGTGCAAGTGCTTATCTATCACAAGGATTAAATGTATTGTATATCACTTTAGAAATGGCTGAAGAAAGAATTGCTGAAAGAATAGATGCAAACTTACTTGATGTTTCTATGGAAGATTTACACGATATGCCTCAACAATTATACAATGGTAAAATATCCAAGTTAAGAGAAAAGACACAAGGTCAATTAATTATCAAAGAATATCCAACAGCATCTGCTCACGCTGGCCATTTTAAGGCTTTGATAAATGAACTTGCATTAAAGAAAAGTTTTAAACCAGATGTTATCTTCATAGACTATCT